TGTCACCATTCCTCTCGGTCGTCTCGTGGAAGCCGCAGGTATTGTCGCCGTCATGATTGCCCTGATGATCTTGGGCACCGGTGTCTACGAGGTTGAGGGTGTTCCGTACGACTTTGCCTTCTTAGAAAAGAGAGCAATAGCCTTGATGGACAACATTCTCTTTTGGGAAGAGGTCACGTTAGAGATTCGTAATGAGTTTATCTCTACCGAGGAGCATGCCCATAGTCTAGCCCTACAGGAATTACTCTTTGAACAATCGAAGCTGAACCCACGTAATCTGGTGATCCAGTACGATCCACGGATTGAACGTGGTGATATTTTGGAACTCCCTGGGGCACTCAAGTTCTTCGTCTTAGATGCTGGGAGACAATTACAACGTGGTGCAGCACACGCGACATCTCTTGGTGGTGTGAGGACATCCGTATGAGCTTACTGACCATCATTGATGTTAAACTCGACCGAGCAAACGGTGAGCAAATCGGTGTGGTGGTGAGTCCAGTCTACCAATTGTGGGACACCAGCCTGACCAGCTTTGCCTGGGTTGTGGATGTAGATCTACAGATTAGTGCCTCCAATCCGAACGTCCCATCAGATAACACCATTATCGGGGCTGTGATCAATGATCCGTCCCGTGGGGTGTTTAGTGCTGATATTGGGACACAGGTTGCTCTGAAGCGACGACAGAAGGACCAGAGATACGTAGTGACAGGTTTGGCCAAATATGCCCCTGGAACGACTTCGATCTGTTTAGTGACCATCACAGCCGGAGTTCCGATTGTGGGTGCTCCTGTGGTCTTTGGGACGGTTATTCGGGCACTCACATATGAAGAGATCAGCACACTTGGTGGAACCTACGGAACCATCCCTTATGGCACCTCTGGTAAATTCGACCAGGCTGGCTCCCTTATCACCTTCATCTTTCCTTAAGGATTAACATGGCTATTACTCTTGTTAAAGACTTTTCCGGTTTAGCCGGTACGCAGTACATCACAGACCATAACGCGAATTACACGTCCTTAGAAGACGCTGTGAACCAGTTGTTAACTGCTCTCGGTTCAACTGCTGGGGCTTCCGCAGAGGTGCCCCTCGGGTTGCAGCAAATTTTTGACCGTGACGGTATCATTGGAACTGGGTCATATGAGCCACCGCTCACTGCCCCCTCCAATATTATGACAGTGCCAGCCGGTGCCGCCTGGATCAATTTGTTCTTCGCAGCCAAGGCGACAACCAGTGCCATTGACTTGACTGCCTTTGCCGACGGGACGTTGTATCTGAATGTGGACGGACTGGGTATCCCGAACGTCACAACCTCCTCGACCCCAACCTCACTGTACAGTTTTGTGTGGGCCACAGCCGGAGATGTCATTTCCGCAGTCACCTTGCTGGTGGACATCCTGTTCGACGGTGACGATTACAACGACATGTTGTCCTCCACTGCGACAGGCTCAAGCTTTACCTCTGTCGGCGCACGGCTTGAGGATATCGAACTCAACGTAGACACCGCTGGAAAAGATTATAAGCAGGACATCGGTACCACGACAGGTTTGACCTTCGGGTACTTCGCTGGCTCGGTTCGAAATGACAATGTCATCACCGACACCGTAGCAGGGACGACAGCGTTGGCCGACAACGATACGAGTTTTATTGAAGTGGATTCCTCTGGAGTTGTCACCGATAACATTGTAGGCTTCACCGCTGGGCAAATTCCTCTGTACACCGTGGTGACCGCCAGTGGAGTGATTACCACCGTGACGGATGAACGTACCTTCGCAATCATTGCGGCAGGTGGTGGAGGATCAAGTACCTTAAACTTCAGTAATGCGGGTAATGTGGTTGCCGCAAACACAAACAACGTGGCATTTGACTTGACGAGTTTCCTCGACCGAGGGATCATGTATAAAATCACGATCACGGAAACAGGTGGAGTCTCAACAGGCACGTATGACGTTCGCATGTATGCCAAGGATACCAAAGTGGCTGCGGATCTTCTGTATAGCGTTGATGCTATTGATTCAACAGCCGATAGTGGAGTCTTTACCGATCAAATGGTTGTGTTCTACATTGATAAAGATACAACAGCAGAGTTACATATGTTGTTCGATAATAATGACGCAACACAGATCATGACATTTACGATTGCAATCGACGCAGAAAAATTCGCATAAGGAGAAAGAATGGCAAACGTAGAGTTAGTTGGTGCGAGAATCGAGTTTCCACATTTCCCTTATACGATGGGAACCTTATCTGTCTTGACAGGTGTGAACGAGTCTAACGCGATGAATTCAGGGGCCGACAAAAATTCGTTCCTCATCGTGTGTCCACAAGCCGGTGATATTAAACAAGTGCATGTGGTCTTCCCAACAGTGACAACTGGGGATGATATTAAGTTTTCCTTGCAAGACCTCAATGCGACAACCGGTGATCCAGACGGAACTGCGGATCAATTCAGGGTTAAGACTGTTGGTACAGGTGACGCAGGAAATAGAATTGCTTCGGGCATTATCTCAGATGATGGTCTGGACGGGGGAGTTAAGCGCACGGTTACCAAAGGGCAAAAACTCTATGTCGTATTGGAATTTAATTCATTCGTTGCAGGGGATATGGTGTTAGCGATTGGATCGTTAGAGACAGGGTGGATTGGATACCCCGCTGTGAAAGAAGGCGCAGGATCAGAGCAAGCTGTGTACCCCAATATTGCAATAGAATATGACAGTGGTGGGATCGTGCCGGTGGTGGGATGTTTTCCGTACGAGGGATTTACCAGTGTGACGCTTGGGACAGCCACAACCCCAGACGAAGTAGGGTCGAAGTTTCAAGTGCCGTTTGATATGAGACTGCAAGGCATTGTCACACCAGCGTTTGATTCTGGGGATATCGATATTCAAATAGAAAACTCAGGGGCTACGGTGTTGGCTGGACCAGCCTCGTATCATTTTGAACCAGATGATACGACTACCACGAATAAGAAAACCATCTTTTTTGATACCCCAATAGACTTGGTCAAGGATACAGTCTATTATTTTGTACTGAAGACCACTAGTGCCACGACAGGTCTCGTGAAAACACTGGACATTACAAGCGGTATGTTAGCCGCATGGCCTGGTGGGTCTAATTGGCCGTATGTGAGTCGGACAGACGCAGGGGCCTGGTCAGAAAGTGCCGTGACGAAATTACCATTTTCTTTGATTGCGAGTGGGTTCTCTGACGGTTCAGGTGCCGCACCGACATGTGATTTTGCGGGGTTAGCCAATGGGACAAGGGTGTTGCCGTTAGCAGGAGCGTAATACCTTATTCATACTTGGTTTGTAAGTCCTGCACTGGTGCCCCCCTCACTGGTGCAGGCAGAACCATTATTAGGAGAACGTGATGAAATATGTCATGATTGCGATGCTAGTGTTCGTGTTGACGGGTTGTGCCGGACACACTGAGTATAATCCCTTAGGTGGTGCCACGGTGACTGAAGTCCAGCCATCGAATCCCGAAATGGATGACCATATGATTGTGATCCAGGCAGAGATCAAACGGATCGTTCAGGCCCAGGGTGTGAAGGATGCCTTGCTCTATTGGGTGATCAATGATGCTCAGAAAAAAGACAACATGGCTGTGTATGACATCACCATTACCGTCAACGAATTACGACAACGATTCATCTTCGGGTTGACCGATGGGAAAATCGGGATGGTGCAAGAAATTGAGCCGGAAGCGGAAGTAGACTGTCAGCACGAGGGACAGGAATACGAAGGGCGCAAACAAGCCTGATGAGTGAACACCAAGCCCTTGTCGATGCGATCCATAAACTTGAAATAGGTTTGACGGAGCGTATCCATTTACAAACTACAGCCTTAGAAATCAATAATGAGCGGTTGGATAATTTGCGAATCGCTGTTGACCGGCACAGAATTATTTTGTATGGTCACGAGGATGGTGATAACCTTGGCCTCGTCACACAGATGCAAGAGTTAAAGAAGACGGAAAAGGAGCGACGACTGACACTCCGAGGAGTGACAGCCGCCTTCACTGCACTGGTGGGAAAATTCTGCTGGGATCTGTGGCCTTAACGGTCAAGCGTACTGCGTATGTCGCACAGTTTACCCTCTGCCGCTAGCGCACGTTTTTTCCACACTGTAGTGAGATCCAATTTTGTCTGCAGTTCTTTCGCTGAGGTCTTCAGTTTGGCATACTCGTCTGCATCAATGGTGACCACCTTGAATGCTTGCTCCTCAGCCTGCCGAGGACCGGAGCTACCGGAGATCAAGGCTTCGAGTTGTGCCAGATAATCCTCCGCCCTGCACAAGGAATCAAATGGCCCTCTGATGGCCTGTGTTTTTTGGTCGAGCACATAAAATCCTTCAGTCATACCTTCACCTTCCTTGGTAACTCTTTCAGGAGCCGCCGTGTGCGCCTTGGTTCCCCAAGACCTGGTTCAACAATATACACATGATCATACTTCCAATTCGCTTGCTTCTCATTCTTCCCGATCTTAAATGTATGGTTGATACTGATAAGAATCCCTAACTCAGGAGTCGAACCACAATGGAAACTGGCAGGGTACGCCTCAATGATGATGGTCAACGCCTCAAGGCTTTCGTTGAACGGGAGCAGACCGAGTTCCCTGGCCAATGCTGGTGTAGCTCTCTTCGTGAAGACAGTGGGAATCTGCAGCATCCAGTCGATGTATGGTGTCCCTGCATTCTTCATAGCCAGAACGGCTAGATCATCGATCTCACGTTCGTATACCGCATGGCACCGAGTGCGAAATGCCCTGTACACAGTGACGATACTCATGGTTCCATTACATCGTATGGGTCATTCGTCAGTGGTGGGAGGTGCGGGTTACGGATATAGATGGGGTCATCAACCGGAAACACCTCTGGGTCACGCATAAACGGCATAGGATCGTATTCGAAATCCTCATCAGTTAACGTGCCCCTGTCAGGCCGGTCATCGAACGACCCGTCTTTACACAAGAACGTTTCGTACATATACAGCACGAAGCAACCCCAGGCCACCATCATGAGATGATGAGTGCCTAACTCTTTATCATACGAACCCACAGTCAACCATTTATTGAGATGGGAGATCATAGGCCGGTAGATTCGTGTATACTTCATTCCCCCTCGCCATTGCTCCTCAGCATACTTCACCGCCCCTCCGTGCCAGACCTTGCAGAACGCAAGCAACGCTGGCACGGGAATCAAATGCCACTTAAGTTTCCCTGTGTCTTTTCTCATTCCCTCTTCCATCAGTGCCTCCGTAGTTTCTGGTACACCATCAATCCCATGATGACGCCTTTCCAATAATTAAATGAACTTCTATTCATCGTCGCAGTCTCTATCGGTCTACCCACCAACATGATCTGCAGGAACCCCAGAATCGTTCGGCGATTCCATCCCGTGGCTGCTTGGGCCGCTGTCAGGTAGCTTGGTCCCACCCTATACGCATGCTCAAGGATCAGTGCGTCAATGACACTAGGCCGGTACTGTAGTGTTTGAATCCAGGTCGGCTCCCCAAGTGAAGTGACCCAACGAATCTGACGCTCCGGTGTGAGATCGGCCTGGTACTTTTTGGCGACCCTGACCACCTCGGTGACGTCTAGCTGGTTTCGTAAACCTCCGATATGTTCCAATTTCGATCCTCCATCCACAGTTCACACATTTCTTATAGCGTAGCCACACTGACAATGAATCCAGATAGCAGTCATCGTCAAGTAGCAGACCATTCGAGCCATTGCCACTACACTTCGGGCAGCACGGGAATGTTATAGTGTCCATTGTAACCTCGTAAATAATTCGGCATCGGTGAGTACATCTTTCCGATAGGCGTACCCATCATAAGCATCTGCTGTGTAGAGCATGTGGCCCTTGTTCTTATCCGTTCCGACTAACACGTAAGCGGGAACCCCTACTTCTAAATGATCCAACAAGAAGGCCACTTGGAGTGCGGAGCCTTCATGCACCGGCACTTTTCTCTTCTTGGTCATCGTCGGCAAGTATTTAAACTCAATCCAGATCACCAACGCATTGGACCGTGAGGCTTGCAGATCAGGAATCCCAGTGCTAAACCGATCTGAATGTTTGACGATCACGACATCGGGGTACCACCGCTTCAGCAAGGTACGGACTCGGTTCGTGTAACTCGTTTCAGGATTCATCGAAACCCTTCCAGCAATAGGTTGTGCATCATCCGTTCAAGTACTTCCTTACGGATAATGTATGATAGACCATCAGCAGTCTCGTCAACGCGGGACCAAAAATTCCCGTCCCAGATCCCCCAGAGATCCTTATCATCATTCATACATTGTAGATCACCTATTTTTGGCATGTTCCGCCTTCGATCCCATGTAGCCTTCGACTGCTGGGAGGACATAGTCAAATACTTCCTGTCCCGCAGTCAAGCTGTACAACACGGTTTTAATTGGGTTCGCTACTTCACGAATCTGCCGGTCCAGGTCATGCAACCAGGCGTTCGCCTTCCCAGGTTTGTTGCCCTTGAATCCACCGACCGCATACACGTCTCGATCAATCAGGATGTTGACGTTCGGGTACTCATCGTACAATGCCTTGACCAGGGCCTCATACTTTTCGAAGTATGCAGGCTTCAGCTTTCGGGCATGGGGTATCCCAATCCCTAATGGGGAATCGCAGACAGCCACATCGACTCCGAGCTTGTCAAGCCGCCAGAGTCTGTGCCACTGCTGGCCCAAGAGGTAAATTTGATCTTCGAGGTTTTCCTTTGCTCGTTCGAAGCAGAGTTCCGTAGCAAACTCATTGGTCAGTTCCACATTCGCGTTTGTGTGCTTGCGTAACAAGACGAATAACTCTGCTGCGACTGTTGACTTCCCTGCACCAGGCCCACCCCATAAATTAGTGACTAGCATTACCACCCCCTCACAGTACGTTCGTCTACACATTCTCTTGCTTCCCAACCCGCTTTAAAACCATCCCAATTGTCACTGATCTCTGCTTCGAACACATTGTCTTTCCTTATTAAGAAATACCCATGCTCCTCATCGAAGTGCGGATAGCGTTGATTAGTAGGCAAAGGCCCAACCCAATTCTTAAACGCCTTGTACATCGTCTGGATTTTGTCTTCATCCCCCATCGTCTGTTGCCCCCTCTTTCGGATAAAACATTTCTCTCAGCATGTGGTGTGGCATCTTTTTCGCCTCCATCGGGACGTAGTCGCCACCTTCGTAAGCTTTGATACTACACACATCATACACAATCATCTCATCATCCTGCACAAGCAGTTCGGCTATCGGGCCGGTGTCAGGTTTACTGATAATATACTTCGTCATCTCGTTGACCACCACACCACAAAAAGTGCCAGGAACATGAACACAATAATCGGTATACTCATTTCACCCCTCCCTCACGCAATCGTTCAACGCTGGCTGCGATCTCTTCGATGGCCTGTGAACAGGGTTGATACTCACCGGACGCATTGACCGGTTTCCGAGTCAGCTCCGCAATCCCCATGCCGAGGATGACTGAATTGAAAATGACGATCAGGAAAAAGACGATGGTTGTTTTGTTATTCATAGATCCTCCCCATGGTGTGGTTTCCCTTTCTTGATACGTTTTCTCAATGATTCCTTCCACCGAAACGTCTGTAGACTACTTGACATTTTCTTCACGTTCAGGGGTGGATCGAACAGTTCGATGTAATAGGTTTCGATCATCCCGAGAAAGCGTTCCTCTTCCACAGGCAGGAACGCGACGAGGTGATAGGGTTGACGTTTCTCGTGTCCCCTCATTCTAGCATGTAAGTTCACTGTCTGCCCCACGTACTCCACTTCTCCGTTGTGTACGAGGAAGTACACACCCTGTCGGACGATCTCCGAAATATCCACTGCGGTCGGAACAATCTGATCCTTCGTCATATGCATATAGCTCAGCATCTCATCAGGGAATTCAGACCATATGTCCGCATTATGAATCATGGTGCGGTATATGACATTCACTTGCTGCCCGTGCATTCTCATGGTGCTGTAAGCATTCATGGAAGTCCTGCGTGGTAGGGGTTACGGCGCAACCCGCCAGTAAAAACAGAACTAAAAATATCATTGTGTGTGCTCCGTGACAATTTCGTGATACTGGCGAAACTCGTGGTCATTGAACTTCGCGGTGCCCGTGTAAGTGAAACTCTTCTGCATGCCGAAGAGGCCATACATACGAATCACGTTCAGAGGCTCAGGTGAGTCGTCATCTGTCCAGAATATTGGACCAGTCTTCTGATAGAAACATGCTCTCATAATTTAATCTTTAAAAAGTGTTGGCACCCTGTGATGTCCGTCTCGACACTCACTTGGGATGCACCAAATTTGTTCATAGTTAACTCTAACAGATCGAACCGTGCTCTGTCAACTAGCTTCCAATCCATGCACCCCATGAACGATTTCGTGTGGGGCGTCTGGTCAATATTCCCGATCATAATGAACTTCGGTTTCAACTCACAAATCCTATCCAGCATGTACCGGAAGATCTTATCGTTGAAGTAATCAAACAAGCCGCCACTGTAAACCACGTCAAACGGACCCACTGGTAGCTCTCTGAGCACATTCATCTTCATGAACAGTGGACCTAACCGGTCTGTCTGTAGATCATTGTCTACACCCACAATGGGACCACATGCCTCACCAAGAGCTTTGGACATTGTGTCGTAGGCATATTGCGTGTAGCTCCCGTTCCCGCAGCCAAGGTCCAACCAGGACCGAGCACCTTGTGAGATATAATGACGCACTGCTGTCTCGAACATCCCCCGACGAAATTGGAGGGAGAGCATTTCAGGACAGGCACAGACATAGTGATCCCAGAGACTTTTAATATGTGTTGCTTGAGGAAGACCGTCTCGATCAAAGTCTGGAACGCTCAAACAGTCGTACATCTTTTGCAGTAGATTCCCATCACCATTGTAGCCCTTACTCGGTTTCCCATACTCCCCTTTGTTCCAAATATCCAGCATTAAGTGGTACGGCTGACGGACTGCCCCGTACTCCTTGCGACGCTTCTCGACATACCTCCGGTGTGGGGCAACCACTTGAGCTTCGAACCACTGTTGTGGGTTTTCAATATTGTGATACACCCAATGGCAGGCTAATTCCACGGCTGTGTAATCCTTGGGAAGTGGCCCCGCAGGAGCCACCGCTCCCAAGGTATCTTTACACCACTGCTCTGTAATTTTCATCTTATCCTTTCGTGGTCATCCATAGCCAACAGGCAATACAAATAATAATGAATCCTATATCACGAATCCAACTCATTGCTTCGTCACGGCTTGCCCGTAGTTGGTGTGTACGATAACGTCAACCGTATGGCTGATCATGCTGACGCCACCTTGCAACTCCCAACCAGCGTCCAGGTGCATCTCCACCATCAGCATCAGCCCTACCTTGTCTTCATGTGTTAAGAGTTTATACCGCACACTGCCCTCCATCACACCCACTGGGTGCGGTTGCGACCGCCCCAAGATTGGAGAAGTCAATGGCTTTCAAAGATGAACTATACGCCTGATAGGTTCCCTCGTCAATAGGCTTATAGACGAGTTGACCATGGAAGTCTGTCATGTGTGGGAAAAAGCTCACTGCT